GTCCTGTGTTCTTGCGCCCCTGGATGCGAAGAATCTCTCCGAGAACGTCAGCCATGTCGGCGTCTGAGCTCTGGACCACCACTTTAGCATCCTGCACCACTTTGACTAGAGCGGTGAACTTACGCAGAACGACATCGTCTCGGCTGACGGTCGTTGTCATGGCGTAATTGTGCACTCCATCGTTATGCGGTACAAAATCGTACAACCAGGTCTGCCCGTCTGCTTCCACCATGCGAGAGAACTTCTCTCCCACCTGATAGCCTTGAGCAATCTGGTACTCACGAGTCTGAAGACCATAGTCGCGCACCATGGTGCACACACACTTGTGCTCCAGTTGACAACACACACGACACAGGTTGAAGTCCTGCATGGCGAGAATGCCAGCACCGGCGCGGGTTTGAATGCTCTCAAACTGACGCATGGTATCTCCTAACCACTCAAAGAAGCGGTCAGTCTCCGAGAATGTGCGTACTTCCTCATAGGTGGCATGAGAGCCGCCGGAAGCCACAACCCGTTCCACGCGAATGTTCCAAAAGCTCGGCCAATCATCCAAAATCGGCGGCAACTTCGACGGATCGATCATCTCCGGATCATCATCACGAGCGTACATCCCCTTGGGCGAAACCACTAGGACGAACGGAAATCGGCGCTGAACAGCAATGGGGCATGCGAAGTACGCGTGTGCGTTCAAGTGTCGCGTATTGGTCGTGGCGACCACCATCTTGGCTCGAAGTGGGTTACGTCCCTTGTCTTCCAAACTGGCTTGGTTCGGAACCAGAGGCACATCGTTCATGATCTGGATGACCTCAGTCAACGAGTTGTCAACCACCTTGCTGTTTGGTTCACCGAAAGCGATGTCATCAAGTAGAAGAAACCACTTCATCGAGTCCCAGCCTGACCAAAAATCATCACACGTGTTGCGGGTGTAGCGGTACTCATCCGACGTTGGCAGATCCCAAAACTTACCAGCGAACTGATAGAGCATGCTGGTGAACGTTGACTTACCGACGCACGTCTTTCCGTACACCAACAGTCCGAACGGAGGACGGCGTGACTTTTGCGCTTCACGGAATGTCGAGAGTTCTGCCTGCATCATGAGCATGTCGTTGAGGAGTTTTTTAATTCCCATCACCTCCATGCCCGACGTCTTGTTTCCAAACTTCAGGATGGCTTTGCCTTCCTCCACGCACTGCTTCAGGTCACCAACGAACTTGTGGTAACTAGTTCCCTGCGCCTCTAGGTCGCCACGAAACTGAAATTCCCTCTTCACCTTCTGACATGCATCGAACCACTTAGCGAAGGACTGCGGTCCATGGATGAAGGACTCCCACTTACCTGTCTTGCGAAACATGAGAGCGCGCTGGATGAACATGGCTACAGTATCCAAAACAGTGGCCATGAAGTTCATGCCCATCAGTGGCGAAGCTAGTTCTTTCTTGCAGATGTATGCC